TACTACAGCCGTACCTGTAAGCGTAGGAGTAGTTAGCGTTTTATTTGTTAATGTTTCTGTTCCAGTTACTAATGAAACTGTACCAGTAGCATTCGGCAATGTAATAGTCCGATCCGCTGTAGCGTCTACAGAGGTTAGAGTTGTTTCGTGTGCATCGGCTGTAGCGCCTTCAAACACAACAGCATTGTTAGCACTCATAGTAACTGAGTCTACAGTACTAAGTGTGCCGCTAACAGAAATGTTAGTTGCAGAAAGAGTGCCTGTGCTTGGGTTGTATTTTAAGTCTCCGTCAGACTCTAAGCCTAAGTTACCGCCATCTAAATCACCGCCCGCCGTAAAGACAATAGCGTTGTTTTCGTTTGTGCTTTCGTTGTCAGTGATTGTAACTGTTGTAGCGATTGCCGCTGTGCCTGTTGTATCTTGGTTTAGTGTGCCTACGGTAAAGTCTAAAGTGTTATCTGCGTCCTGATAGGCTACTGTAATGCCTGACTCAGTATTAGAACTAACCATAGCTCCTACAGTATCAGCAATAGTTTCTGCTAAAGTAACACCTGCAATAGTAAGCGCGTCAGTTTCTAAGGTTCCGTCAACATCTACATCGCCTGAGATGTCTAAAGAGGCGGCAGTCAAAACACCTGCAACCGCTAATGTACTTGCCATGTCTACTGCGCCATCAATATCAACAACATCAAGGTTAGTAGTTCCGTCTACATCTAGATCGCCATTAAAGTCTACATTACCTGCTACCGCAAGTGTTGTAGCCATGTCAACCGCGCCATCAATGTCAACAACATCAAGGTTAGTAACTCCGTCAACATCTAGAGAGCCATCAATATCTACTGCGCCTGAGAAGTCACCCGTAGCCGCATCAAGCTCACCACTTAATGTGATGTTAGTAGCACCTGTAATCGCACCGTTAAGTGCCACAGCGCCATTAATATCAACAGTAGTAGCAGCGATCTGTATTTCTGTATCTGCGACAATATCAAGCTGACCATCAGCACTAGAGCTAATGTGTATTGCGGCATCACGGAATTGGACTTTATCGTCGGTAGATACTGCAATATCTGTGCCGCCAGAAGTATTACCCTGTGCTAGGACTTCTGCTAAGGAGTCAACAGTGTCTACCTGCGAGTCTACATACGCTTTGATTGACTGTTGAGTAGCTAATTTAACGGCGCTGTTAGAGGCCATATTATCTTCATCAAGGATGCCCGTGACTGTTGTTGAGTCAGCGCCTTTTAAAGATGCAAAAGTAGTAAGTCCAGTAATAGTCAGTGTACCTGCGGACATGGTTACTACGTGGTCTACTGCTTCAACTACGTTAGTTCCGTCACAGAACAACAACATAGACTTACCGTTAGGTACGGCGATGCCCGATCCACTTGCTGTTTTTAGTGTAGCCGCTTGCCCAGAGGAGTTCTTAACAATATACGTTTTAGCAAGTGCGGGGCAGATTACGGACGCGGCAGCGGAAGGAGCGCCACTAGCAGCGACTAGAGATAGCATTGCACAGCGAGACTCAGACGTAACACCATTGGCGGAGGTCAGGGTATGCGAATTACTTGACCATGTGTTTATCACCGCTAGTCCGGCTATGGCCTGCTCTATCATGGAGGTAATGTTGTCGTTTACTACATTACCCCACGCACCACTAAGTTCTCCCTGTGTAGGTAGGGCTAGTTTTAAAACTGAAGTATATTGCGTTGCCATTTATTTAGCCTCAAGCTATCCGTATGATAGCGGTATTTTTATCTGCCGCAGGGAATGTTATTTCAAACTTTGCGTTAGCGGTTGTCTTGTTTAAACCAAAATCTAACACCGCTATGGCGTTATTGCCAGTACCTGACGATCTATATATAAGTGCTCCACGAGCAGTAATACTAGAATTATTCCATGATACCGTAGAAAAGTTAATATATGCAGTGGTATCTGTAGATGTAGAGTTAGTAGCTATAGTAAGCGTTTCTCCACCCGCAGTGTATCCTGTGCCTGATGCTTCGTTAGTAACAGCGTAGGCGAGCGTAGTTGCGTCTAGAGTTGCGTCAGATGTAAACAACGCGATCTTGAATGTTTGGTTTGTGTTACTACTAAAGTCCATCTCTCCATCTAGAAGAGCAACTTTAAACGAAGTACACATTGTTTGAGTTATAGCCATTTATATAGTCTCTTAACTTACGGGCTGTCTGTATTGACCAGAACGATAAGTATCTTGTCTTAATTTACCATCACCCAAATTCTTTAACAACCCCATAGCTATTAGGTACATCTTTTCGTAATTAGCTATAATATCTGGCTCACCTTTCATAAAGCGTATAGCTTCTATTAGAGCGCCATTTAACAACGCAGAATCAAAGTGTGTGCCCAACCAACTAGTAGCTGCGGTTACTATAGACTCAGGATAATACCCATAGGTGTGCTCAATTACGTAGTTAGAGTCAGGAGTTGGAGCTAGTTCTAATTGAGTTGCAACGCCGTTAGATGCTAGTCCTTGGTAAGAATAAAACTTAGGAAGCCCTTTAGTAGCAGCGGAATCAATAGGGTACGCCTCACGTAAGAAGTTACCATCCTTGTTTAGCAAGAACGAGTACGTACCATCGCTAGCAATGACGGCTATACTATAGGTGTACAAGAAGTCAGTAGGCAGGCTTAACAGTTTAGTTCCGTTTGCTAATGGCCCATCATCTACTTTACGAATCGCAGGTAGCTGAACCGAACTATATATCTTCTGCTCTGCTTGTTTTGTAAACATAGCAAGTTGATCTGCCGTGAACGTATTCTCGCAGATGTCTTGGATATTAGCTTTTAGTTCAGTATAGTTCATGTATTAGCCCATTGGCCCTCTAGCGTACAACCCTTTAGTAGCTGCGCCAGTACCACGTATTTTAACCTTACCGCCTTCAGCGTAGCCTTTTTTAACTTTACCACCAACATTCATCATCTTGAAGTCAGCACCAGAAATCTTGCCATCTTTGTTCTTGTCCATCTTAGACTGCTTACCTTTAAGGGCCATAATGTATCTCCTACGTAGTCGTTACTGTTACTTGTCCTACACTGCCGACGGCTTGTAGGGTGTTAGGAGTCAGATCATAGGGGCTATTACCGCCACCTACAGGGTTCCAACCCCAATAAATATCTCTACTACTACTGCCCCCTGATTCTCCTAAACTCCTATCTGGCCTAGGATCACGTATTGCTTGAGGGTCATCTACTGGAAACTCACCTAACTTTAACTGTGGGTGGTCTTCATTCCAACATTCTTTACACGCTTTTAAATGTGTATTTGTACCTTTTACGACTAAATCTTTTAGTTCTCGTAGTTTATACTGAAAACCACAAATATCACAATCTGCTATCGCTATCTTGTTAGAAGCAAACCTATTACTCATTACACGTATCCAATGCGTGGTACAAACCTAGCAGAAGTCTTTTCTCTGTCTTCCCCTGCTGCAAGTTCAAACTGCTCATCATATACAGCTTTTAACATAGGTACGCGATCCATCATTTCAGGTAGTTTCATAGCAATATAATAAGCTAATCCTGCTACTAAACAAGGAAAGAACCTAAAGTTCATATCCGCAGTTTGTACACCACTGCCAGCATCTTGTATACGACGCATACGCCAATAGTACAGTTTGTAGTCGCTTCTATCTGGTATCGGCCACACGTTAACTTTTGGATGGTCACGTAACCGCTCTATATAAAGCTGTATGGGTCTTCCTTGTGTTAACTTGTTAGGGATAGACGCGTACGTACTTACACTAATACGACTTATAGTGAGATCGGACTGAGTGGCTGTGTTTCCACTACCTGTGCGTATTTGATGTTCTAATAAATCTATGGTGTCGGCGGGAAGGTCGTAGGGAGTAGTCTGGCCTTTGACTAGATCAATAGTGCCGCTGTCTACCGTCCACATGTTAATGCCACGGTTCTGCCACTCTATAGTAAGTAGGTTCATAGATCGTCGAGCAGTGCGTAGATCGTACCCAGAACGCATTTCTCGGCCTGCGCGTTCAAACGCTTCTTCTGCGATCTCTGTAAACTCCATATCAAACGCAGTAGTATTTGATGTAGCCATTGTTACTTACTCCGATTTTTCTTAACAGTCTTTCCTTTAGCCTTAGCTTTAGCTCTGACTGACAAATCTTTTAAGTGAAATAGCTTTACGCTTGTCTTAGTGTGAGACTTATTAGTGTGTAGGGTACCATCAGCCATTTTGTGGCTAGAACCTTGATGTTCAGTACCGTCTCTTTTGTAATGTTTTACACCCTTCATAATTTATGTCCTTAAACGTAAAGTGTTTTCTTTCGTCTGTTTTCCATTACTTGCCCACAGCCTGTAGCTATAGACCGCTTACCTCTAGCAAGGCCACCCTTACGTAACTTAACAGTAGCAGGTTTTGTATTTTTCACTACAGTCTCTCCTTTTGATCCCGCAAGTTTCTTCTTCTTAGCTGTAGCTGCTCTTTCGCTTTTACTAAGCGACTGCGCTTTGCTTCTAGGTAAACATCTATCTGGGTTCTTTTTGTCTTTAGACGTTCCACACTTACCTTTAATCTTACCGTCTGTACCAATTCTAACCCAGTCTTGATCTACCCAATCTTTAAGGTCGCCCATTACTTCTTACCTTTTGATCCCTTAGCATAGTTGGGATCTTTGCAGTACTTTGAAGCTGCCATGTTCGCGTACGCGGAAGGGTATGTATCAAAGGTTCGTTTAGCCCACGATTTACCCTTGGAACATATCTTTCCGCCAGACTTATAATACCTACGCATTATCGCATCTTACAGGCTTTGCCACCGCGAGCCATACCATAACCACGAACTTTCTTACCCGCCTTATATGCAGGTACAGCGCCGCCTTCTTGCATCATAGGCATAGCGCCTCTTTTTGCTCTAGGGTCTTTCATTCTAGGGTCAGGGGCTTTAGCCATAGGATCTACAATAGGGCTAGGTCTAGGTGCAGGCTTACGCTTAGGGGGCATCATAGGCTTCTTAGACTTAGGATCGCCCCTCATAGGGGCAGTCATCCCCCCCATATTCATTTTTTTCAT